CCAAAGATCTCACATTGCCGTCAAGGTCTGTTGTGTCGTATAATGTGTATTGGTTATCACCAGAACCAGTGGAAACTGTCACGGCCGTACCTGCGATATTTGCTCTAACATCTGGTTCAACAATGATATTCATGTTAAATGTAAATGGTGAATTTGAATGTCCGTTTGCTAATGACAGGCTAGTAGTATAGGTCTGGGTAGTACCCGCAGACTGCTCACCCGAACTTAGATTGAACGTGTTGGATATTGTGTTTCCGGTATCTCCAGATGCTCCTGATCCTACATTGACATTTGTAGCCGCATCGCCCTCGCCAAAATTCCAAGTATAGATGTTTGATGAAAATGTTGACTGTGGTCCTGGATTGCCTGTTGTGTCGTTAGTAAATGTAACAGGAAATCCCGACGTTGATTCTTCGTTGACTCCACGTATAGTAGAATCTGTGACAGAATAACTTACAGAATGTTCTGAATAAACATCAAAATTCTTTGTCTGAGATTTGGGTATCTCGGCCGGATCTGCAGTGGTGTGTGAATCCAATGTCAAGACTATCGCAAATCTAGTATCTCCTGCACCCGTACCTGCAACTGTGCTTCCGTCATCTCCTGCTGTGTTAGTGAATGTGTGTGCCAATCTAGATCCCGAAACACCGCCTGCCGCTGAATCTGATGCAATAGGTTGTGGTCCAGAACCATCACCCCAGTTCACAGAGTACGTTACGTCACCCTGCGAAGTATTAGTTGATGTGTTCTCGAGATATACTGTTGATCCTGTGTCCGCAGATGAGATCGGAGAACCCCCCGATGCCGCCGCATACATGAAAAAGTTCACTGTTGGAGCCGCTGTGTAAATTGTTATGTAATTTGTTCTTGTCTTTGATGCAGATGATCCTGCTGAGCCACTGACGGCTCCTGATGCACGGGCAGTCACGGTCACGGTGTATGGAGAACCTGAGTTATCGTTATAGGTATGGCTTGGTGTTGAGTCGGAAGTGCCCGACGTCACTGTTCCATCTCCCCAGTCTATGTCATACTCGTCTGCACCACCCCCCACTGTGGTTATGGTAAGTGTTACTGCTAGTCCCAATGATCCAGATGTGCTATCCGCAGTGAAGTCCACAGACTGCACATAGGTATTTTCTCTGATGTTTTCCATGGTTTCGTTGAGATCATCAATGGCGTTGGTCACTGAACGTGTTGTTGTGAATCCATGGTACGCTCCGTCCGTCCAACTTCCGTCACTGACACTGCCCAATTGGACCTGTGTGCCATCTACTGCTCCTGCTACATTGGCGTCAAAATATCTCTTGGTCACGAGATCGTCGTCGCCTGCTGGATCTGCCGCTTGGAATTTGGCCAATGTCACAGATGATAGATCTCTTGACGACCCATCGTCTGTTGTTGTTCCTACCCTAAATCTGTCTAATGTTTCGTCCCAGTAAATCACAGCCGGGTCGTTGCCCGCACCTCTGTTTATCATGATACCAGAATCGGTACCTGTGCCTCCTGTGGTGTTCTGATTTAACAGTAAAATATTGTCTTCTACCACTAGATTTCTTGAATCTACAGTGGTTGTTGTCCCGTCAACAGTTAGATCACCGTTGATCAAGACGTCATTCCTGAATCTTGCGGTACCGTTTACGTCTAGTTTGTATGCTCCTGGAGAAGTACCTATACCGATACGTCCATTCACTACGTCAAGATATAGTAAATCAGTTTCAAATGCAAGGTCAACCCCACTTCTTTCGAGGTTAGACTGCAACATATTTCCAGGTATTCTTTGTATAGCCATACTACTAGGAGTATTTATTACTTGTGAGAAATGTTTCAAACCCAGTTAATTTTTATAAAAATATGCGTATATAAATATCTGTATGAGTATAGAAGACAGCATCAACAAAACGGTACAAGAACAAGTAACCAAAGAAGTCAAAGCATATTTCTCACGTTTGATCAGTGACAACCACGCCATAAACGAGAAGTTGAAATGGACTGAGCAAAAGTTAAATGAGGCTTTAGTAAAATTAGAAAACAGGAATAATATACTAGAGGATGGCGGTATATCCGGTGACAAGATAGCGGGGGGTTCGATCAAAGATTTTTCATCAACTGGTATAGTTGACCTAGCCAAAGAAAAAAAAGTCACAGTCAATGATCACAGGGTTGTGGTTGAGAATGATCTAGAAGTCAAGGGAACCATGCATTGTGAAAAACTAATGTATTACAAGGCAAAAACAGACAACCTTGATGTCAAAGACAGTGTAAGGATTGACGGAAGTGAAGTACTTTGGAAAGACAGACTGGGCAATGTTGTGACCAAAAGTAAGTTGCAGGAGGTCGGCGTGCTTAAAGAATTAAATGTGGCCGACACACTGACAGTTTATAAAGGAAAGGTTGGAATCAATGTCTTAGAACCCGTTGGTGTTTTTGGTGTATCCAGAGACGGCATTGAAATTACAGTCGACGTCAAAGGCGATACCGGTTTTATTGGCACAGTAAACAGCGATCCCATGGCGTTGGGTACCAGCGGTGAGCCTTGCCTGTACGTTAGTCATGATAACAAAATTGGTATAAAGATCAAACGACCAAAAGCAGATCTTGATGTAGCAGGACACATCAGATACCAAGGACAGACACATCAATATCTGGAAGCCGCTCCCAACGACGGAACATGGAGTCAAGGCGATATCGTTTGGAACTCACAACCAGCGAGAGGTGGAGTTTTGGGTTGGGTGTGTGTGAAATCTGGTGCTCCTGGCACCTGGAAGTCTTTTGTTCCTATCGGTTAGACAGAATCAAAACCATGAACCACAGACAGTGTCTTGCCAGCGTCTGATGGCAAAGTAGAGCTCAATGTGATCGTTGTACCAGAGATACTGTATGTGTCATCTTTTTGGAAAACACCTTCTATGAAAACCAAAACGTTCTGGTCTGCGGTAGGTGTGAATGACATTCCCGGATAAACTGTTGTGGAACCGTCTAGCGTAAAACTATCTCTGGTGATAGTGGCCGATGCCCCTTGGGCACCCTGTAGTTGGACAAAAGCAGATCCATTATAAAATTCCAGTGCGTTCAAAGTTTCGTTGTATCTGAACTGTCCTGCCTGTGCTGACGCTGGTTGTTCTGCTGTGGTTCCTCTTGGTATGAGGATAGAGTTGGCGGCACCATTTATTTCTTGGTACTTTACGTGTCTACCCATGATTTTATAATCCTATCGTTGAGATCGTTGCCACTATCGAACCTGCAGAGTCTGGTGTCTCTATGAATATCTTGTCTCCAGTGGTCAGGATCATTTTTTCTGTATCTATGATGTAGGTGTCTTCGCCCTGTACTAATAGGTTGTTGTAAATCTTGTTGTTTTCTGTGGGACCTGCAGATGATCCATCATCTGGCAGTATGTACACATTCACTGTGGCATCCGATGATGTGATATTGCAGAGATGGATGGTCGTGACTGCCGTATCTTGTGTGGCCTTGAATGCCCAGTTGTTTGGTGTCACGTCCGAACTTATGTTTTTTTGTGTTATCGCCATTTTTATCCCAACGCAATCGCTAATGCGGTTGCTTTCTTCTTACTTATCAATTCATCCTCGGTACCAGAATTGATGTTTGAGTTGTTAAAGTATATACCGGTTCCCCCGCCACCTGCTGTTTTATTGTATATTTTGGTCACGCTAGTAGCAGTTGGTGTTGATGCCGCGGCCGAAAAGGTTAGAACGTCTTCCACTACCACAGATCCTGTACCGTTGGCAGTCAGTGTTAGATCTTGGTTGCTCCTGTCTGTGCTGATGGAATCTATGCCGTTTAAGTCTCGATTCAAATTGATATTGATCTGGTCAGGTTCTTCCGTAGCAGATGTAGTGATATTGTTTCCGCCCGAGATATAGACTGTTGTTCCTGCTGATGCAGTAATCGATGACGAATCATCGCCATTGAAGAAAAGACTGTAACCGCCTCCACTGACCTGGGCGTCAACGTATGCCTTTGATGCCGCATGATTGCTGTCGCTCGGGGTAGTGGCAACTTTGAGTTGCCCTAATGTTATGTTTGAAATACTGGTAGCAGTGGCGTCCTGTGTTGTGGTGCCAAGTTGGAATTCGTTGCCTCCCGCATCATAGTAGAACAATGCGTGATTGCTGGAACCTTGGTTGAAAAATATACCTGAATCTTCTGTGCCCGCCGTTGAATTGTTCCTATTTGTTTCTATGAACTGATCTTCAACAGTAAGCGTAGTGGAGTTGACCACTGTCTGTGTACCGTCAACTGTCAAATCACCGGGTATTCTTACGAATCTTGCATCTAAATTTATTGTGTGAGAGCCGGCACCGCCATTATAGCCGTCACCTGCTTTGACTGTGTAGTTGCCTGATGTTTTGAGAGTTTTTGCCATTTAAAACTATTTATGTGAAATACGGGGGAGCAAACTCCCCCGTATAGTACGCTTACTATCTAACGTCGATAGAACCTAAGTTAGCAACTGCACTTTCGTCTGTGCCTTCATTGCCTAGTGTGTATTTCACTCTGCCTGTGGCTCCTGCTGAAGTCACGTAGTGAACTGTTCTGTTGTAGAACTTTTCTACGTAGGCCACAGTTGAGTCATTCAGTATGATCTGTACACAGAACTCGCCTAGTCCGTTGGCATTGTTGTTTGCCAATGAACCCGGAGCAACTGGTCTCAATATCATCACAGACTCGGATGAATCTTCTAAGTGTATCTTGAACTTTTCAGATCCTCTTTGGTTAACGATGTATGCAACAGTTGAATCAACTTTTGATCCACCGTATGGTCTGTATGCCGTTACTGCTAGTTTTCCTGATAAATTGCCTCCGAAAGCATTCGCTCCGCCAGACATTTTACCTTTTTTGATAGGTCTTCCCATTTGTTTTCTCCTTTTTAGGAGTCCAATCCCAGTTCTCTTGGGTACGCGGTGGTTGTCCGCATAAGTCCTGAGAATTTGCTCAGGCGCTAATGAACTGCTTTTATTTATTAAATTTTGGTAATTGAAAAGTTTGTAGATTTAAACGAAGAAAGGGCGACATTTCTGCCGCCCTTTCAAAATCAAACAATAAAAATTATTTGAATGATACGTTACTGATAGCAACTGTACCTAAGTAGTCTGCCGCGTTACCAAGAGATGATGCAGTGTTGTTTAACTCTACATAACCATATCTTGTTAAGAAACCTACTACTGGTTCAAATGTTGCTGGATCAAGAACAACGCCTGAAGACATTAAAGGAATGTAAGGACAATAGAACGCTGGAGCGTCTGCCTCACTTGCACCTTTGTAACCTACAAGCACGTTAGAGTCGTCTGCCGCATATGCGTTAACGTATACTCTCATCGCCGCGTTTAAAGTTCCAACAAATTTAGTGTTTGATGGTGCTTCAAATGTTCCTTCAGTTGATCTTGCGAACGCTGAAGTTGTAGCAGATTGAAGAATAGTTAAAGCCTGTGGAGAAACTACAGCGTAGTTTCCAGCGCCTCTTCTTGTTCTTTGTGCAATTACGTTTGCAACTCTGTTGATCAAGATGGCAAGTGCCGCGTGTTCATCACCCACGAACGTTGCTGTTCCTGATACACCAGTTTGATCGTATGTTTCATTGTTACCATTAGATGTTGCTAATGTTTGTAATGAACCAATGATCTCTTGGTCGATCTCAGCAGTAATCTCTTGAGCTAATGCCGCCATGATTTCTGCTTCAACATCGATACCTTGTTGCGCCTGAGCGTCTTGAGCCGCTTCAAAAGTCCATCTTGCAGATAACTTTCTTGATTTGGCTTCAACCGCTTGTTTCAAGATCTGAATTGATAATCTCTTACCTGGTGATCCTTCTAATGCCGCAGTAGCCGCCGCTTTAGTTGAACTGTTATCACCTGAGTAAGCCTCAGCAATCTTGAATGGAGATAATGCTTCTTCACCAGCAGTAGTTGTTGTTGTTCCGCTTGATGAATCTGCATATCTGATTCTTAGTGTGTGGATTTGTCCTACAGGACCAGACATTGGTTGTACACCTACGATCTCATTCGCGATCACAGTTGGCATAACCCTTCTGATTACTGGAAGAATAACCCTGTTTAACGTAGCAACGTTACCGGCACTAGTAGCACCAGCAGTAGCAGACTCTGACAAATATCTTTTTGTGTTTTCTAACACAACGTCCATAGTCTTCTTTTTGTTACCTGTTAAACCTTCGGTAAGAGCTGTTTTAGTTTCGCTCCATTTTGATTCAAATATTTCTGACATTTGATCTTTCCCCTTAGTTTAGTTGTTTTTGTTTTGTAGACCCGCTAATACACGGATGCTACTTAAATCAGCATCATCTCGCTCTGATCTAGGTGCACTTGCTTTATCGCCAGAAGCCTCAGAAAGCATTTTCTTCGCTTTTGACACAGGTGCATCTTCCATCACTGCTTGAAGATACTTGTCGTAAGCAGACTTCAATTTGTCTGTTGCTGTTGATTCCAACAACTGACCCATTACTTCTGCTTTGTCTTTGCTCAAAGGTTTGAGCAACTCAGCCATCGTTGCCTTACGTTCCATCAAATCTTTTTGTTGAGAAATTTCTCTCTCTTTAGATTCAATCACCGCTTTTGCCTCTTCGATGGATTTCTCAGCGTCTTTGAGTTTCAAAGTAGTTTCATCTACAACTTTTAAAAGTTTAGCAGATTCTGACTTCTCATTTAGGTAAGAAGCCTGGTACTCTGAAGCAAACGCTTCGAAAATTTGTTTACCAAAAGCAACCTGTCTAGCAGATGTGATGTCTTCTTTCAGTTGAGCGATCTCTTCGCCTAACTTCTTAGTAACAGCACTTTCTACCACCTTGGCAGATTTCCTAATGAAAGATTCTTTCAGTTTTGCCAACTGAGCTTTTGCTTCTTTCACTAATTTAACTTTGGTCTCAACAACAGATTTTTTGTCTTCTGAGAATTCTTTGATTTCCTTAGCAAGTGCGTTCACAACGAACTCCTCTAATTTAGCAAAGTTTTCACCAACAGATTTTCTGTCATTGTGTAACTCTTTCATTTCGTTAGTAAGTTTACCTAAAATAAACTCTTCTAACTTTTTACTGTGAGCGCCTACGTTTTCTTTGTAAGCGATCTTTTCTTGTGCAAGTTGTTTCCTGTCTTCAACGAATTTACCGATCTCTTCGCCTAACTTGTCATTCATCATTTTGTCGATGGCCTCGACCATGTTTGACTTGTCGTGCTCGTATCTCTGTGCAAACTCTTCTCTTAACTCAGCAGTAACTTGCTCTCTGTTTTCTTTGATCTTTGAATCCCACGCTTCTTCGATAGACTTTTTTGTTTCTTCTCCGATTACGCCAGACTCAACTAGTTTTGATATTGCGTCGAACATTTTACTTCAACCCCTTTATTATGTTGGTTAGTGCCTCTTTGAGGTATTTTTGTGCTTTTTTGTCATTTGCAACTTCCGCCGCCAGACCCTTTGCTACCAATCCGCCCTTTGTGTTCAACAAATGTTCGTAAATTGGAGTTGGGTAAGCACCTGGTGCCGAAGGTTGGGCCACAACATCAACTGTTATAATCTCAAAATCTGATACTTCGCCGCCACCATACTCGGAAACGTTACCGCTTCCTCTTGATGATACGCCTAGTTTCACACCCGATTCTAACATTGTTTTGACAAGTTGACCCATTGGTGTTGGCAAAATTTTCATCTTGCCGTATCCATTTGGACCGTCCATCCACATCTCAGTAATCATGTGACTAACACGGTCCAAATTAATTTTTAAATCGTCTGGATGATCCACTTCACCTAGTACGCTATAACCAGAACTGATCTGATCATTGAGTGTTTTGGTTGCTTTCGCAATCTCCGATACCGGATACACTCTTTGATTGGCATTTTTAATGCCGCCTTGAATACAGATCCCCTTCATGTACAAATCCTTGCCGTCTTTTCCTTCGTGCAATACCTGTACTCTAGCCTGATCAAAGGTTAAGTGTTCTCTAAGGTATAATGATGACATCCTGACTCTCCTTAATCCCTGTTAATTATTTTGCTGAATTAACTGGAGATTTTGCTGATTTGTCTGATTTGTCAGCAGTATCGGCTTTCTCTTGCTTCTTGAAAGAAGTAGATTTGTCCTTACCGCCAGTGTTCTCAAAATCACCTGCCATTTTCTGAGCAGTTGGAGCCGGTCTTCCTTTTTCTTCACCACCTTTGGCGATGTTTTTAGATCCTTGTCCCATTTTTGTGCCAGCATCTTTTACTGGTGATTTTGCACTTTTGTCACCGTGGTCAGCATTGTCGGCAGACTTCTGGATTTTGTATTCATCCATTTTTTCTTTTTTCTTCATGTCATGCTTTGCTTCCATCGGCTGTAGTTCGTCAGCGATTGGTTCTTCAACAGACTCTTCTTCTTGGTGGTCGTCCATGTCATGGTCTCCGTCACCGTCTTTGTCCGTTGAACCCAT